ATGGTTAACGACATCACATACGGACGGGACGCGGAAGTTTGGCCTCGCGATTATTCTCTTTTATCCAGAAGGCTTCAGTTTCTGCGGTTTAATGACGTTCCGGTCAAAATGGTAAGTTGCAACGGGTTATCAATCATTGGTTACGTCGCAAAGTTTTATCCTGAAGAGAATGTTATCTACGCCTCAAGCAGACCCAAAGGCACGAAGCGGATAAAAATTTCGATGGAATACATCGCGTCGTTAGAGGAACTGCCTGTTGATTCAGACGCTAAACCGTATCTGATTGAACCTGAGCAATTCAACGCTTCCGTTACCGAACCTACCCGTAAAGACTTTTTCTCCATATGCAATAAATGCTTTCAGCAGGGCGTAGGCATACGAGTTTATATGATTGATGGCCGTGTTATTGAGGGGAAAACAACTGGTGTTAACGCCTGTCAGGTTGGACTAGTTAAACCCAACGGTAATCATACGCAAATTATGTTCGACTGGGTTAGTCGTATCACGTCAGATGATTACGTAGAAAACTGATCATTTCTAATAATTCAGAAGATAAAACATATGACAAGTCCCATATGCACAGCAAAGTATGGGACAAAAATAATTTTATTTTGAACCTTGTTTGTTTTTAAATTTTCTCTTCGCCCCCAGATAACCACCAAAAGAAGACGTCAAAATATAAGAAACCATTACACAGGTAAGATTATAAATAATCTCAGATAAATAGGTGTTGTCGTATACACTAACGAAACCTGATTTGTCGGCAAGTCGTTGTATTATGAATCTAAGAACAAAATGGTTCAGATACACAAAAAGTGCAAGGGAGGCTAAAATCAAACTCCTTCCTAATCTATCTAGTTCATTTGCTCTGTACAAAAAATACATAGTAACGCCACAAATGATTGCGCATAAGCCGATTAATGGAACAATAAAATCTGGATTCATGTCCTTCCCTGCGAAAACGTGAAAGTACTATAATAATATGAATGAATAACGATTAATGCGGTTTTGTTCAAAATTTTTTAGGTTCTTCTTGGCGATTAGAAAAATGCGTAACTTCAAGCCCCCGGTCTTTAAGTCATATATATTTTTTTAAAAGTGGTTAAGTTACAATAGCCAGAACCTATCAAAATATTACATAAGATTTTTCATAAATTCTGAAGGTTTCGCACAGTTGTAAAACCTCTTCGAATGAAACCAATTTATAATACAACTTCTTCGAAAACGTTCAATTTAAATTCAAAAAAATACCCCACTTTTTCACGGCATAAATAAATCCAGTAAGGGTAAACCTTGCGAAATACTTCAAACAGAGATTACGCAAATGGAACAAAATTTTATTACCGCATCCGAAATTGCCCGTCGATATGGTTTCAGTATCCAAGGTGTTCAGAAATGGCGTGAGCGCGGGATACCATACGATACCAATAAGAAAAAATATCCAGAGAAAGATTCAACAGACTGGATTGTGAAAAATATTCTGGATCCGCTCAAGGATCTGGACACGTCCGAAAAACTTAAACTCGCAAAACTGAAAAAGGCAGAGGCCGAAGCCCGAATCGCGGAAATGGATGAACGATCTCAAGCTGGTTCGTTAATACCTGTTGCCCTGGTTCAGGCTGCATTATCGAAATACTGTTCACAAGTCCGAACGTCGATGACCCAAATTTCAACAACACAGGCCCGCTTTCTTCTTGAACAAGCCACCGACACCAGATCGTTAAAAGAAGCCCTTCAGCGTGTCATTGTGGAGCGTTTAAACGAGATCGGGGCAGTAATGGAATCTGATAGTTTCTTTTATGACCCTGTTCTAACCGATATCAGCGAAGACAACGGAACCACATACCCGGTTGAATCTGTTCCGGTAATTGCAGAACCGGATATCGTGGACGACGACGAACCCGATTTCTTCGAGGAGAACGAATAATGGTTGAATTCTTTTTCTTTTGTTGCTGCCTTATTATATTGTTCGGTTAGCCCTTAATCGGGGCTACCATTGCACGGATAATACCGAAACAGGTTCAGGTTTTGGCTTGTGTTGTTTTGCTATCCACTGCTTTTCCATCTTACGGGCTACTGCATCAATCGCGTTTTCGCCTACCGTAACGAACTTACAGAATTCCTTACCGTATACCCGGTTCCCTTTAACTTTGATGTCTTTGTCCAGGGCAATATACCGTTCTGTTAACCAGCGGTCGTATCCTTCCAATTGCTGGATTTCTTCGAAGAAGTTTTTGAAGCTGTGCCACCCTGGATCTACAGTAACGTCGTTGTAGTTGTGGTTATCTGGATCCGTACAACGTTTTAGCATTGCATGCCACATCATATACGCTTTCTGCCGGATCTTCGGTTCAACAGGGAAACGGTCATCAATATACCCTATTCCGCAGATCGCCGGGCGGTAACGGTCATGTACCCTTCCCTGTTGAACACAATACATCGATGTTACCGTTTCGTACCCTGTTGCTGTAAACCTTACAGTAACGCGTGTATTGCCCTCATAGCCGATGATTTCAAATTCACCATCTTTCGAAGTGTAACGGGTTCCGATTAGTTCTTTTGCGCGTAGTTCTTTGCGTTTCTTACCTGCGTGTCCACGTCCTGTTTTTTGTTCACTCATTATTATTTCCCTCTGTATGCTAACGGTTTCTCATACTCACGTTTAGCGCAATTAACATTAATAAAAAATTTACCTGATTTACTCGTGATGTAATTCCACTCGCCCTGGTAATAATCACAACGATTATCATGAACAAAATGATCCTGTTCAATTATGGTATCCACTCCACTTATGATTACCCTACCCCGTTCAATGCCTGTGATTGCGCCTGTATGCACTCCTAAGCACACGATCACCATTGGCTTACTCATTGCGTTATTAAAATGGAAATAAACCCGGTTGATTGATTCACCCGGCATAATCAGTTCGTTGATCTTCTGTTCTATCAGGGTGAACCGTTTCTTTAATGCTCCGGTCATTTCTAACCGTGGGTTTTCTTCTTTCTTGTATTCAGTGCGGATGTTCTTTTTTACTTCTTTAAAATTGTCACCGTAAATACATACAGGTGATAAAGATTGAACCTGTTCAATAGAATCCTGTTTGGAACTATTGATAAAATAGTAACAAGGTCGGTCGTTGTAGTAGCTATGACCATCTTTAATACGTAAATGAAAGTTCATTCGAATACCTTTGTTATAGTTATTAGTGGCACTCGTAATACCACTATCAGTTAGTAAATTGTTTTTGACATTATATTTTCCTTATAAGGCCCCCGTTAGCGCAGGGGGCTTTTTGCTTTATGCAGCGAAGTTACGAAGTTCGTTAATACGTACGCTCGGATACAACTTCGGGTTGAATACTTCACGAAGTGCAGGCAAACACATAACATCATGGCGTTTAGTATTTCCAGAAGTAGAACGGATGAAATATTTTTCTCCTTCTGGGGTAATGTTATAACCGTTTTGTTTATTGCCGATGTAATGTGGCGTTAACCAACCTTTTTCAACGCAATAGCGCAAACCTTCGCGAGATACCTTTGATGAAGTAGTTCCCATAAATTCGGACATCTTCATACCATGCTGTGATTTAGCGTGCGACTCTTTCGAAAGTGCGGTTGCTTCCTTCTGTGCTAAAACCTTCTGTTCGAACTGTTCAGCCCATGCTCTAGCAGCCTCCCCCGGATCAGTAAAGTCAGGCAGGCCAGCAAACGCCGCTCGTTTCTCTAATTCAATCCAGCGATCCACAATTGATGCCATGAAAATAGGATTGTTCTGTGCAACAATAACATAAGAATCGCGTTTACCTTGTTCACCTTCGAACACGTATACTTCACGCGGAACATTGAATCCTAAGTTATTGATTTCCTCGAAAACCTTCATTGCAGGGGTTCGGATAACACCAGATTCAACCAATCGTTCTATGGATGTTTTAAGATTATCGTGGCGAACGCCGATTAGTTTAGCAATCTCGATACTGTTCATCTGTGCATCTACAGCGGATCCAAATGCGCAGAAAGAGTTGATATTGGTTTCACGAATAAAGTTTACGATATTTGTCATTGTTGATACCTATTAAATATAAATGTGTTTTGGCATTATAGCCGTTTATGTTTTCCATAATTTAATCCTCACAAGTTTTTACTATCGATGCCCTGGCCTTATGGCTGGGGCTTTTTACATCAGAATCAGGATAACGTTACGTTCTTTACGAAATCCAGATTATAACGTTTTAACGCCGCATATAACGTGCTTCGTGCAATTCCGTATTTTTTAAGAATGGCTGGCTTTTCGTCTTTGTCTGCTGATAGATATTCAGGCGCAACTACTTTCAGTTTTGCTAAATTCAGTTTCATAGAATGATTTCCATTTTTTTATTCAGTTCAAAAAATACGCCCGTAGGCGTTATGTTCAGAATCAGTTTTTGATTCATACATGTATTTATAGGGTGTTATTTCAAGTTTTGTTCGAATATTAATCAGCACGATATAAACATTGATCAAAGTCAACGTTTTCGAGAAATTAATAGTTTAACCGAACAATTTTTAATCAGATGAACCAGAATCAAAAATTCATCATGAAACACTACTCCAGTGCTTACACATGAACTCTCGAAGGGTTCTAAGGCAACGGTCTTATCAATTACCGTTCAGCAATCAGATCGGGGAAGTGGGTGATCTCGCCTTGCTGGTATCTAAATTTTTAGTAAGAGAAGGAATTCCCTTTACTCTTCGTAACTGTATTTATAGAACACCAGTTACCGATGAATTCAATCATAAATTTTTTTATTATGAAGTCAAACCGATCACTCAAAATATTTATTTTATTTTAACCTTGAAATTCATACTAAGAATGGTTAGTTTACACACACATCAACATTGATTCAGATCAATATAATTCTTACCTGTGAATTCATATCTCATAACTCATAATTTAAACCCACTCAGAACCCTTCTAAATCGAACCAAAAACGATTTAAACCTAATTCTAATACCTTTCCTTACCTTTATTTAAAACCCTCTCAAAACCTCATTCATGAAGGATTTTAAAAATAACACTGAGGCCGCAGGCCGAAGGATTTCGAGCGAAGCGAAGAAATCTATCCATTAACTACGATCGATACTTGAAAGTAGTAATGTCTATTGTCTTATATATAATTATATATTAGAGAAAAGTGGACATTTTAACATTAGATTAAATTTAATATTTTTAGTGATATTACGTTGTCGCTTCGCGATCGGTGCTTCGCACCGTGATCTATCTTTTTTATTATTCATTCTATGAATAGTTATATTCAGTGAATTACTTATATATTATAGGCGACGAACCCAGTGATACCGGGGTTCTCAGAGGATCTCAAGTAACTTTTTCAACGAAGGAATGCGGGTTCCCAGCCATGTAAAGTAACTTTTTTAATTCTAGCCATGCATGATAAATCACTTTATATGCATAGCCATTCAGCTATCTATTAAAACCACTTCTAAACAGGCCACTAAATAAAGATACTTCAAAACAAGAGATACCAAAATGACCGAATTCTCATTCTCCCGTAAAGACCGAACCATCAACGATGAAATCGAAGCTATCAAAGAACTATTAAAGATTGTCGATGTTCATGCACCATCAGGCGAAGTTACCTATAAGAAATCTGGTAAACCTGCCGGATGTTTAAAACCACATGGTTATACCCAGATTGGATTTAAAAAGAAGCTATACCATAAACACCGTGTAATTTTCTTTTCTGTGCATGGATACCTCCCCCCAATTGTGGATCACATTCATGGTGTAGAAGCTGGCGACGGAATCGGAAATATACAGGCGATAACTCAATCTCAAAACTGTATGAAACGAAAAATGCGATCCGACAATACTACTGGTTATCGTGGCGTTTCATTCGATAAAAATAAAAAACGCTATTCCGCTGGTATCAAACTTAACGGCAAACGGATCAGTATTGATTATTTTGATACCGCCATTGAAGCCAGCGAAGCATACAAGGCAAAAGCAAAAGAGTTGTTTGGTGAATGCTACGTTGAAGAACACACTTCTCGTTAAGTCGTGATCGATCCCCTCCCAGCCGGACAAACAAACCACAAAACCAGCGGGGATATCAATAACATCCGGTAAATATGGACATCAATAAAGGATTTAACCATGACCATACTTACCCAGAAATCACTTCAAGAATGGAAAAAGAACCAGTTCGACAACCAGAACGGTATCTGTCCTATCTGCAAACGTGCTCTTCCTTTCTGGAACGCTTCAAACGGTGACCATTCACACTACAGCGGGCATATGCGCGGATTGCTTCACGTAGGCTGTAACGGCTTCGAGGGGCGCATACAAACCTTGTTCTATCGTGCAGGGTTATCCGGTGCTGATTGGCCTGATGTTCTACGTAATCTTGCTGACTATTGGGAACAGGATTATTCGAACAACCCTATTCACCCGAACCACGTTAACGATATGGCGAAGAAATTTTCCCGCTTCAACAAAGAAAAAATGATTAAAGAACTCCGTTCCGCAGGCGCAGGCGCAGACCGAACTTATAGCCGGGAACAGTTGGTAGATATCTTTAAGAAAACATATCGTGAAAAACTTGCATAAATAAATATACAAAAGAGGCGGTGATTAAATCCCGCATGAGTAGCCCTTAATACAAGGGCATCCAAAACGGCATTTTTCAGGGTGTCGTTTTGGATGCACTTAGACATGTATCAAACCTTTTTACTAAGCCCCTTTCATTAAAAGGGGCTTATTTATTATCTTGAGCTTTCCGCGTATTTTGTTAATTCAATTATCCGATCAATAGTATGCTCTGTTTTGCAAAACATATCCGCACATTTTTCTTTGTTTTTTATCCACTGTCTTTGATCTGGAAGAATTTTATCCTTTTGTTCTTTTGTTAAAGAAGACCATATAACGTTCAACTTTTTATCGGCCATCGAGTAATACACAGCATCATCAACACTTAATTTTTTTGACTGCATAGAATCAGAGGATTGATCCTCATTTGATGATTTTTTATCGATTGAAATATTATTTTTTTCAGTAACCGATTCACTCATTTGAACTGATTTTACGTTTTCATTGATACAAATTTTCAAATCATCTTCAATTTTTTTATTTACATCTAAGTTCTTCTTAACAGCATATCCTTTATCACCCCAAACATCTCCTAAAGAATAATGAGCTTTATAAGCAAGAACGTAGACCTCATCCCCAATTTCTAAATCTGCAATATCTTTCGCTATATTTGGCTTCTGATCCAAATCTTCAAAGTAAATATTTACACCGCCCCTCAACCTGATTTGATATGTGTTTTCGCTCATTGGGTTTCGGTAGACTTCATTAAGAACGCCTTTGACTATATATGAGCAATCGAATTTTTTATCAGCCCGCAGTTCATTTTTTTGAAATGCTGTTTTCATTTCTTGAGGCGAAAAAGTTATTTCGTTGAAAGTGACTGCATGAGCGCTACTGCATAAAAACAATAGTGGTAAAAACGTCTTAGTTACCTTCATTTCATATCCCTTAAAAATTTACACCCACCACGATTATAACCTATTGATTTTTACTGGCAAGATTGTTTAACAAACATGTGCCTATGTTCACAAATATCTCTTGAAACAACCTGCATGTAAATTCAGCAGATAATATCTAAAAATAATATTTTTATATCCTAAATATTGGTCAGAGAGGAAATAACATGACCAATATTGATAAGTTAAAAAATATTTTTAAATCTTGTGCTCCCAACATTATACCGCCGCCAGTATTAGCCCCGAGTGAATGGGCTGAAAATAACCTTATTTTTGTCGATGGCCCCAGCGCAGGCCAAAAGATGCGCCTGTATTCATTTCAAAAACAGATCGCTGATTCCCTGCTCGAAGGACAGAAGAAAATCGTTATGAAGCTGCCAGCACAGGCGGGTAAAACGAACCTGATGAACGCAATGATCGGATATAAAATGGCTACCAGCGGTCACTCATGCGCAGTTGGTCAATCCACAACGCGTGAAGTCGGTCAATGGTTGAATTCGAAATTACTTCCAATGATCAATCAATCGGATTCATTACGCTCCTTGATCACATCAAAATCATCGAAGGATTCTGTAAATAATCAGGCCCAAATTCAATTAACAAATGGTTCATTTTTATACATGCTATCCCTCACCTCACCTTCACACCTTAGGGGTAAAACAATCGGAGGTGGTGTATTTCTTGACGAGGTGGACGCCGCACAGGAAAGCGAAAGTGAAGGCAACCCAATCCTTCTTGCAGAACAGCGGGTTTTTGCTTTTCAGGGTGAATCGCCAGTAGTTATCAGTTCCACCCCTACTACACGGCATGGGCCAGTTTCAGTTGAATATGACAAATCGGATAAGCGATTGTTCTTCTGTTCATGTCCCCATTGCGACAGCGAACAAACCCTTGAATGGGACAATGTGAAGTTCGATTGGGAAGTTCAGCAAGGCAAACGGATCCCGACGGCTAAAGGTGCAAGGTATGTATGTCCTCATTGCCAAAAAGCGTGGACGGAGGCTGAACGTATACGTGCTATCTCTGGCGGAAAATTCCGGGCGACCAATCCAGCAAGTAATATCATCGGGTTTCATATAACGCGATTGGTAAGCCCACTGGCGACCGTAGAAAGCATTGTTCAGGATTACGCCGACGCATTCCAGAGTTTCAGCTTGCAGGTATTCTATAACACCGCACTTGCTACCAGTTACGACGACTTAAACGCAGACATCGAAATTGACCAACTCGAAAAACTTAAATCTGATCAAATATCGGTTACAAGAATACCAGGTGATGTTTTATTTTTAGTCGCAGGTATTGACCAACAGAAATCGAGATTGGAAGCCACCTTATTGGGAATATCCGAAAAAACAATTTATATCCTCGATCATCGTAGTTTCTACGATCTGGATTGCGAACGCGCTGACAGTCCGGCATACACGAAATTAATCGACTTCCTTAAATCCGATTTCAGAACAGTATCCGGGAAGAAAGTTCCTATGTTGTGGGCTTCTCTCGATAGCGGGAACGGAAGGGCAACCCAGACAGTCTACCGAAATTGTAACCGCTGGAACAAACTTCACGCGATCAAAGGTTCAAGTTCACTCAACGCGCCAACCATCCCGATCCAGCCATCAAGGACAGGTGGACAGGAATTGTATGTACTCGGTGTAAGCCAGCTTAAATTCAAAGCGCAAGAAATCATCAACCGTAACTTGAACGGGTCAGCCCCGATGAAACTTGAAATATCAAATACGGTTCCTGATGACTTCTTTGAACAGCTTACAGCCGAAGAAATGAAACGAACCGCAACCGGGATCAAATGGGTACTTAAAAAAGGACAGGAACGAAACGAAGCCTCTGACTGTTTCAACTATGCATTAGCCGGAATGGAATTGGTTTTAAAAGGCATCAAAAAGAACCCGTGGAAGCGCCTCAGAGAATACAAAGAAAAAATTAACACTTATGTATTACCTGAACCCGAAATGGCCACAGAGGACGATTTAACCCCACAGGAACCGTTAAAAGCTATATCTACAAAACAACCTGAACCAGAAAGGAAAGTTTTGAAACCAGATCGTCCTATGTCCCGAAGACCAAAACTAACCGGATGGATTTCGCGCCGTTAAAAACATCAATAAATAGCCTATATGATTCAAAGAATACAGGGCTTTTATATGACACCACAAATTACCGTCAGAAAAGGACTACCGATCACTTTTGATGGACTTACCGATGCGGAGTCCTTTTCTGTTATTGACCAGAATGAAAAAACCGTATTTGCCAGAACTAATAATGGTGAACAGTTTATCACTTTTCCGTCAACCCAATTAGAAACAGGAAAGTATTTGATTACCGCTTTAAATCATAGCGGTGACATTATCCGTATTACACCTTTAAAAATTATCGGTTTGTTCGATAAAGAAGATCGCGTTGATACCCTACGTGAGCAATTAAAACTGATTGATCAGGTTATTTCCGCAAAGCTGGAAGATGATCAGGGTGTATTAACTCAACTCAGTATTAATTCGAAAACACTCGTTTATTCGTCCCTTGCCGATTTGGTTGCATTATCCGATTCACTACGAACACAACTTGCACAAGCGGTTAGAACCAAACGCGCTAAACAAGGCAAATCACCTATTACCGCAATCAAAGTTAAATTTACAAGGGATTAACCATGTTTAATTTTATTAACAGGTTTCGCAAGAAATCCAATAAATCTATTTTGCATCCAGACACACCAAAGCAACACAGACAATTCCGTAAGGCGCTTTCCCGGATTGTTTCTCCCGTTGGGACAGGATTTTTTAAACGGGCATTAGGCATTAATACGAACCGTATTTCGGGTTCGTCCAGTGATGGTATTACCGCCCCTATTAACCGTGCTATCGGTGCTTATCAACAGCAACAGGTGATGTTCCAGGCGCGTGATCTCGTTGTGAATAATCCCCTGGCGGCTAACTATATTCGTGTTGTTACTGACGGCGTTGTAGGCTCTAAGGGAATTAACCCGACGGTTTCGCTGGTAAACCGAAAAGGTGAACTGAACATTGCCCTGAATAAACGTATCAGTGACGAATGGTTGAAGTTCGCAGAAAACCCGCAACGATTTTCACTGAATAAAAAATTCACTTTTAAGCAATTTTTGCGTGAAGTGAGTAAAGCCCGGATTATCGATGGTGAAACTTTTATTCGAATTCATCGTTTTGAAGAAGGAATCAGGGTAGAAATTATTCCGTCTGAACGTGTAGACCGAAATTTAACCAAACAAGGTGAAGAACCAGATACCGTCATTTATCAGGGTATTGAATTCGATATTGATACTAATGAGGTTGTTGCTTACTGGCTACGTGATTTCGATATTTTAACCCAGACTTATTCCGGCACTTCACAGCGTATCCCGGCAGAAGAAATTTTGCATCATTTTGACGGGGTATTACCTGATTCATACAGGGGCGTAACTGATTTTCTCGCGTCGATGAACCTGATGAATCACCTGAACGACTTTACCTTTGCTTCTCTGGTACAAAAGCAAATCACCGCTGCTTCAATGACGTTCTTAGAGCGCGATAAATCACAGGATTCGTTATTGGACGATGATGAAGGTGAACACCAAGAAATCACGCAAGAAATGTCGCCTGGTCTGATCATGGAATTACCCGCTGGTTATTCCGCGAAATCGGTAACGGCTAACTCTAACGGCGATTCATACGAATCATTCGCGGAAGCAACCATCGAACAGATCGCCGCTGGCCTGGGTGTTTATTCGAACGCGCTACTGAATTCAACCAAAAACGTTAATTTCAGTTCTGCTCGTTTTGGACAGCTACAAACCAACGCTCGATTTGCTATTTTGCGCGACAAACTGAAAGAACAGGTAATTATTCCTTTGTTCGAAGAGTTTTTACGGTGCTGTATTGATGATGATGTTTTGCCACTGACTCAAAAAGCAGTTGATGACGTGATTTTCAACACAACTTTTTCAGGCGAAGGTATGAAATCGGTAGATCCGATTAAAGAATATCAGGCTTATGAAGTAGCTGTTCGCAATAAATTTATGTCACGCCATGAAGCAATTATTGCCATCGGTGGCGATCCGCAAAAAGTAGATGAAGAAATCGATGCTGATACTCACACCTTAACACCAGAAGACATTCCTCCTGAAAATGATTCACTAAATAATGACGTGATTCAGCAATAAGGAAAACACATGAGTAAAAAACAACTCCGGCGTAATTTGTCGGTGTTGTCCTCTGGTGGTGATCAAGAACAGTATATTTTCGATATCGCTTTTTCTGATGAAACACCCGTAGTCCGGGAGTTTTTAGACGATAACGGATATCCGATTCTGGTTAACGAAATATTACGCCATGACAACCCGGCAAAGATTGACTTAAGCCGACTAAACAACGGTGCGCCTCTTTTATATCAACATAACCACGAATTACCGATTGGAAAGGTGGTTGAAGGATCTGCACGAATTGACCCCGATGGTGTAGGCCGTTGCCAAATTCAATTTTCGGCTGTGGGCGATCTAACTAATGAAATCCGTTTAAAAATAATAGAAGGAACGCTTTCAAAAATTTCTTTTGGTTACGACCTGACTGAATACGAATTAATTGGTGAAGACCTTATGGCTTATTTCGCGCCGTATGAGGTTTCTGTTGTTTCAGTTCCGGCTTCAGACAACGTGGGAATTAACCGTAATAAACCTGAAAAAAGCGAAATAAAACTTTCCCTAAATAAAAACATACAGCGCAACGCTGAAACTAATAAAGAGATTCAAAAAATGGCTGATGAAATCATCAAAGAAGAAGTTGAACAGATTGAAGAACTCGAACTCACACCAGACGAGATCGAAGAAATTCGTAAGATGCGCGCAAAACGCGAAGAAGAAGTTGTTGAAGAAGAAGAACCCGAAGAAGAAGAAAAAATTGAACTGACTGAAGAAGAAGTTCGTTCAATTAAGGCAATGCGTGAGGGTAAACGCGCTAAACCTGTGCGCCCGGTATACCGCGCAACCCGTAGCCGCGATACCGAACAGAACCTGATGAAGGATTACAATCTCGGTAAAGCGATCCGCGCGAAAATGAACGGTGGCACCCTGAACGGTCGTGAACTCGAAGTTCATAAGGAACTGGCACGTAATGCTACTTCTAATCATGGTGGTATTTTCATTCCTGGTAATGCTCTGGCCCGTGCTGCTGGTGCTGGTGTGACCGCAAGTAAAGTAGCGAAGATCACCCCGGATGGTCTGGATATGTCCTCGTTCCTTGATGTGGTTCTGCAACGTTCCGTTCTGGGTCGTCTGAACATCACCAAATATGACAACCTGACAACTCCGTTGACTCTTCCGAAAATGTCCAAGAATGCTGTTGATTCTTTTGGCTGGGTGGACGAGAACGGCGCAGGCCCGGAAACTGATATTGCGGTCGAAAGTTTCACAATGACCCCGAAAAACTTCTCCGGTGGTGTTCCGATGTCCAAATACAGTCTGCAAACTGTACCGGATCTGGAACGTATCGTGGTTGAACACATCATGCGTGGTTCACAGATTGCACTGGAAAAAACCCTTTTTGCGGCTGCTGGTGTTAATACTGCTAAAGCGCCGAAATCAATCAACGATATGTTCTCTGCTACAGCGCTGAAATCTACTTCTTATAAATACGAAGAGATCCTGGCGGAAATCGCGAAAATGCGTGATGCAGGCTTCTATGAGTCTATGACCTGTGTCATGACCGACGCCACCAAAGCGGCTCTTATGACCACGCTGAAAACTGCTGGTGTACCGGGTTACATCGTAGATGAGATTACAAACACTATGTGTGGCCTGCCTGTTGAAACTACTGGTCTGGTTGGTGATAACAAGATTTACGTAGGCGACTGGTCAAACATCGTTCTGGGTTCCTGGGGTTCCGTTGAACTGGATATGGACGATACCACTTACCGTTCACAAGGCGCTATTGTGCCGCGTATCTGGCTGAACGCTGATGTTGGCTACCGTCATGATGACGCGCTGAAGGTGCTGGTTCCTAAAGTTGGCCCGTAATAATATCTTCTCTTAAATTAAGCGCTCCTTCAGGGGCGCTTTTTTTATGCCCTTAAATAATAAAATATAAAGAGGGTATTTTATGATTAAATTTTCACAAAGTCAGATTGATAAACTTTTAAAGTTTGGCGACGTGTATCAAAAAGAGGACGGTTCAAACGTTCGCGCAATTTACGAACAGTCTTTAATAGAGAATCAGGGCCAGATTTCACAAACGACAAAACTAACTTGTCAACAAGGGAAAGTTGAACAAAACGACATTGTTATTATCGATTCTAAACGTTATGAAGTTGGATATATTGACGATGACAATTCAGGGATCATTAACGCACATTTAAACTTCAAAGGTGACGGGGTGAAACGTGGAAAATACATCTGATACACTCCCGCGCATCCAGATTAAGCGAAAACTTGAATCGATAATGGCTGACGACTGGAAATTAAAAGTTGTTGACCAGTTTAATTCTGGTGTTAAACAGGAAGTGCAAACGTGGGTAGTGGGGTTAACAGAATCATTTCAACCGATCCAGTTAAATTCTAAATCGCTGACCGCAACGTTAACCGTTGATGTTGTCGTATTCTCAGAAATCAACGAAACAGGTGTTCACAATGTTATTTCAAAACTTATGGATCTCACCCCTTCCCTTTTCACCGATGAAATTAGGATCAATTCAATTAATCCGGTCAGTTCTGATACATCTTATATCGATGAAGCGAGCGATGGTCATGTTATGGCATCTGTCACGCTTGAATTCTCATATTACTACAAAAGGAATTAATAAATGCTTCCTATTACATCCCCTGTTGACCCAAAATTAAAACCAGATATTTTCTCTGGTGCGGTCGGTACAGTCGCTGTTAGTGATGATGTTACCGACGCGCCTACCGCAACCGATCCAAAGTTTATCTTAATTAATAATGTTGTTTCGTTTCCATCGTTAGGCCGTCAGACAGAAGTTCAAGAAATCGAAACATATGATTCTGACTATATTTCAAAAATGGTCGGAAATCAGTCGTTAAATGATGTTGAGTTATCTGTTTATATTGATCCGAACGGCGATCATACTCATTCGCTGTTAGACGAAGCAATTTTGAATAAAACCGATCTCAGGTTCAGAAACACATATGAAATGAGCACTGGTGATCAGGCGAAAGTTCACTACTACGAACTTTTCGAAGCGGTTCCGGTAGCCTCCTATGATTCAGGTGGCGATGATTCAGCAGTAACCCGAACGTATACCCTTAGCGTAACGAATGCGCTTGAATCTGGCCTAATGCGCGTTGGCGATCCGTTACTTACGGGTGACTTCGGCGTTGGCGCTGGTACTGGTGACTTTCCCGGCGTCCTGGATACCAACCAACTATCAGGGAACCGGTTCTTACAGTTCAAAGCGAGCAATGCTGACAACCCCTTTGGTGCTGGCGCTGCTGCAATCGCTGTACAGGACTCAGAACAGGCCGGATCTCAACTGGTTATCAACTGTTCAGGATCGCCGTTCATCCGGGTTCGTAATATTGCTGGCGACGGTACAAAAACAGACTGGTACAAGGTTTACACCAGCGCTGAGAAACCTACCCCGCCCGAAATCGGCGCGGTAAAACTTACTGGCGATATCATGAGCGGCGACTTAACCGCTCCAAACTTCACAGCAACGAACGCAGTAACAGCCAACACCCTGACGGGCAAAACATCGGTTACGGTTGGTGTGGATGGCGCTAATGCTGTAAGCAGTATTAATATGTTCGCGGGTAGTTCTTCCAGCTCCAGAAATAACTGGAAAGTTGTTACCGATAAGATTGATTCATTAACTATTGTCGGTGGAACCGCAAACACCGCTAAATTTACATCCGCTGGCGACGTAGATGTTTTGCGTGACGTTTCCGTTGGACGAAATCTGGCGGTTACTGGTGACGTTTCCGTTGGTGGTGTTAAAGCTGCTGCTGTAGACGGCAGTAACATAGCGTTTGGTGATACCAACAAAAACGTTCAGTTGAGATCCACACTGGCGGCAGGCTGGAACGGGATCACAATGAGTTATGACGGCGGCACGAATACCGCGATCATGCTTAACGAACGCAATTACACTAACGCAGTTGACAAAACCCACGTTAAAAAGACTGGCGACACGATGACTGGCAACCTGGTTATTAACCAGAACAATACATCGATTCGTTTCACGTCTTCCAATAATCGGGGATATGTTCAGGCGGGTAACGTAGCGGGGTCAACCGATCCCAACATTCAAACTTTGTGGCTGACAGGATATAACGGAGTCGATTTAACCGAATTCAATATTAAAACGGCTGTTTCAAGTTACGCTAATATTAAGATTAATGGCAACGCAATATATCACGCTGGTTACAGACCTTCAGCGGCGGATATTGGCGCTATTGATTTAAATGATGTAATCGATCTCGGATATTTGTAACCATAAATACCCGTATATGATAAACGTATACGGGTAAAATTATATGGCTAAAATTCAAATGCGCCGAACTAAGACAGCGGGTCAAAAACCGACTGCGGCGCAAATCCTCGAAGGTGAATTACTTGTTAATTTTCCTGATCGCAAGATTTACACAAAAAACGATGCTGGCGGCATTATTGAATTAGGTAATCCAGAAACAGCGGATAAATTAAATATTGCTGGCAGCTTGGTAACTGGCGGCGCGACGACCCTAAACGGTGGCGTAACCATTGCAAATAAAGCGAATATTACGGGCGCTACGGCTGAATTAACTATTGGTAGTGGTAATGCAACCCCTACAATTAAAATGGGCGTCACGGCAACAAAATCACACCAGATTAAGGGCAACGGTAACGACTTAGAAATCACCGCCGACCGGGTAAACATTACTTCAGGCAAAATGGCGCTTAACCCGCTTGCTGGTGGTGAAATCCAGGGGAAAGGCGGTAACAAAATCTTAAGTGATGATGGAAATGGTAATGTAATCCTTTCAGGTGGAAAGACCGGGACAACCACTGGCGATCTGGAATTAGGCGGAACCACAAACGGACATTCAACACGGAACGTTAAACTACGCTCCCCTTTGGTTAACGCCAGTAATGAAGTTCTGGTTGATGCTAATGGTAAGATTAAAGCATCGATGCTGGATACGGGTTATACAACCCCTGCTGACGTTGCAACAGATTATTATTCCAAGACGCAAGCAGACGGCAAATATCTTTCAAAAACTGACGCAACCACGAATCATTACACAAAAACGCAAACTGATTCGGCATTTTTGAAAAAAGCAGATGCAACCGCAACTTATTATTCAAAATCTGAAGCGGATAACCGTTATGTTTCTACAGTGGGTAATCTTCACTCGGAAGGTTATATTCTTAGTAACGCAGTAGACGGAACGGCTTCGACATCTGATACTTCAATGAAGTATTCCGGTTTCTACCGAATGAATCAGGCAGCAAACGCGCTAAACAATATGAGTATTCATGTTGCTAACCCACTGGTGAAAACGGCTGCTGATGCTCGCGGTATCGCTTTTGAAGCGGGTTCAGTTGGAAATAAAGCATATGTTTATCGTTATGGTGCTGATGGGAAGTTTGTTAAATCTGCAAAGATCTACACCGAAGACGATAAGCCCACACTGGCAGAATTAGGCGGCGGTGTATTGGGCGGTGCGGTAACTTCTGTTTATGACCTTACCACTACCAAAACTGTTCAGGCAAATCAGGTAGATGCAAATTATCGAATGTCGGTTCAAAGGGCAGACGGACAATTTTCACCTTATTTCCGTTTAATTAAAACTGATGTAATATCGAGCGATTCCCTTCCTTCTTCTAATATATCAATTGGTGCTATCGGGTTTCAGGAGGGTTCCAAAACAACAGATCCATATGGCGGAACGTTACGCGGTCAAATTTCATCAACTGCAAAAACCAGCGGTGGGGCATTACTTTATATCGATGCGCGTGATATATCTGGTGTAGTTAAAAACAGAATTACCCTTGATACTGATACCGCTACAACGTCGATCGACACTGGAAATTTTAGGGCAGGAACAACTGCGCTAGGCACTACCACAACAGGTGCTTTAACTTCTACCGGAACAATTGCAGCGGGTAATGAATTAACTGCAAAATCAAAATTAACGTTGAATAGTGAGTCAACTACTACTAACGGTATTGAAATCGGTTCTTTGACCAATGCCACAAGTCCGTATATTGATTTTCATACCGATGGGACAAGCTCTGATTATAACCTAAGGATCCAGGCAAGCACGGGTAAACTGGCGGTAATCGGAACCGGTAATATTGAAATTGATGCCAGAACAACAAATTCTCTGAATTTGCATGATAGTGCAACTTCAATGATAAAAATGGCGCGTGGTGCTATAGTTTTGCGTGACCATAATAACGGTAACGTAACTATTTCAGGTGGTCTGAAAACTGACGGTGTTTCATCCGGTGATCTTTATCTGGGATATAGTTCAAGTGCGGGTAGTGCAAGCCAGTATACTAATACTGTTCGCCTGGAATCACCAATGACCTGGAAAGGAACCAGTCAACTTGTAAATAGTTCAGGTAAACTGGTTGGCGCAAGTCTGGATACTGATTATTTGCCATTAGCTGGCGGTTCAATTACTGGCCCGTTAATTGTGTCCGGTGTGGCTACCCTGAACGGTAATACTGTCGCTAAAGCTGTAAGCGCAACGTCATTAACTGTTAGCGGTGCTTCGACCTTTACGGGTAATGTAACCACTAACGGATCGCTGATAACAAAAGGCATTGCGGCAACAGGTACGATTAGCGCTACAACTAACCTGGTGTCTACTGGCGGATCGCTTGAATCATGGAGTAATGGCAATTCGCACATATGGTTCAGGCAATCAAACGGAACCGAAAAGGCGTTAGTTTGGGCTGGTAGTGATAATATTTTACGTATGCGAACAGCCGCTAAATCTGTTTCGTTAGAAGATTCCAGTCTGACATTATCAGGAATTATTAATTCTGGTGCTATCAGTTCTAGTGGTAATGTTAATGCGGCTTCTTTTAGCACCCCTGGCACTATTAATGCAAACGGGACGATTTCCAGCGGTGCTATCTATTCGGGTGGTATAACTAAATATACAGGCGGTCAAATATTAGGTCAGAACAACGCAAGATTATTCGCGGATCATGGAAACGGTAACGTAACCTTATCAGCAAGTTTAACTTCAAACAGCGCAAGTTCAGGGACGCTTATTATTGGTTATGATTCTCGTTCGTCTGGATTTTATACAGACCGCGTTCAGATCATGAAACCATTAACGGCAGATTCTTCAATAGCCGCTGCGGGGCGTGTTAGTGGTGGTGATTTGTTATCTGCGGGTATTGTATATTCCGGTAATGGGTCTTCTTATCTTAATACTGACGGTAACGTTTGGGGTACTGCGTGGGGTGGTTGGGCGTCAACATGGATGTATAACACCGCTAATGAACGCGCTTCTGCTTGGGCTAACCAACAGGTTAATGCTTATTTGTATAGCCAGGATGCATGGTATATAGGTTCATATGCGATGGCTCGCTATGCAGGTGCTAACTTAGGTATTGGTGGACTGGTAGCAGGTAGTGGATTAAACCCTGCCACATGTGACGGTGCATATGATACCGCAACGACATTACCGGGAACCTGGATGTGTATGGGTCGTTCATTAACTAATAACGATGCACACCGCACAACTATATGGAAACGTGTAGGTTAATTATGATTGACTTTAATACAGCAAAAAAACCACGGTCAAAACATATTGACCATTATATTGATTTCGATGTGAAGTTTAACGGTGAGTGGATTCCTTATACCGCTACGCCAGACGACCCAGCCAGCAAAGAAACTTATCAAAAACTCTTCGAGCAAAATAAAGTTAGTATTGCCCCTGGGGAGAATTACGACTGGATTAATAGTGAATGGGTTGAACGCACAAAGGAACAAATTGATCAACTGAATAAGATTGACAATTCAAATAAAATCCGTGAATTAAGCAATCAAATCGAAGCGCTGAAAGATAAAATCGAATTTGGTAAGGCAACGCAAGAAGATGAAGCCAGATTACTTGAATTAAGAGAACAGCGCTCTGAACTCGTATAAATACAGGGGGAATTCTCCCCCTGATAAATTTAAAGGTTTTTAAAAATGGCAAATGATATCTTTGCAGGGCTATACGCAGATATTTTCGTATCAAGCTCTATCGACAATCAAAACATTAACGGGCCGGATTTCACCAGAATTTCAGAACTCTCTGTATGGCCTGAAACCGGGATCGAACGCGCATCAATTGAAGTGCCGAACTTTTCCAGCCCGATTTCCCGAAAGCTGGTAGGCCGCGCAAGTATTCCTGATGTGGCGTTTTCGGTGAACTACATTCCGAATGAATCCTCTCATGAATCATTGCGGGCGATGGCTGAAAGCGGCTCACGTGGTCAGTTTAAGATCGTTTACTGGACTGATGAAACCCGCACTGTTGGCATGGCTAAGGTTTTCAACGGCTTTATTACCAGTTCCGGTTTCACTGGCGGCTCTGATTCTGCTGTAACCCTGAACTTTACCCTTACGGTTGATAAACAGGTTACTACTGGAGTGATTGATAACACCTCCTCCGGTGGCGGTTCTGGTGGCGGCTCCGGTGGCACGGGTTCAAACGCGTAATTTAATAGCGCTACTTCGGTAGCGCTTTTTTTATCTCTAAATAAAGGTAACTTCAACGAATAACGAGAATTCAAAATGAACACAGATAAAATGATGCTGGATTTATGTCCTCCTCGTAAATCCATTACTATGGGTGAACATACTTTTTATGCACGTCCGATGATGATGAAAGAATATATTGATCACATCACTAACCCGAATAAAGAAGACCGTGACGAAGTCACTATTTTACGCTGCATTATTGACGAAAACGGAAACCCGGTATTCACCGATATCGAACAGATTAAACGCCTTTACACTGTTGCCCGCTCGAATCTTATCAGCCTTATTTCTGAAGTATCTATTGTAATGGATCTGGTTGAATTCGAAAAAAAGTCCGAAGCAACCCCTTCCTGAGTTTTAAATATCGCCTGATGCTTCGCAAGGGATTGACTTTCGAAGAACAGATGAATCTTGATCTGGTTACTTTTTTCGAACTTCATATATTCGATCAGTATATTGAACCGCAATCACCTGTTGTCACTGATACATATTTTGCACTGTTGCAGGATGCCATTTACCGATCATCCGGGAACATGACTAAGCAGGGTTTGAAATCAATGAAAGTAAGTGATTTCCGGCTTATTCCAGTTGACCGGATTTTTAAAACCCCGGAAGAAATTCAAGAAATTTACAAGGCAAAAATGAAGAAACATATGGCTGGTATTTTAGCGGGTATTTCGGATCAAGACCGTCAAAAACTGGAAGCCTTAACCAAAAAGAAAGGGGTTGTGAATGGCAAATAATAACAATCACAATATTAATATCAACGCTAATATTTCCGGTCTTGCAGATGGTGTTAACGGTGCGGAGCGATTATTAGATAGCCTGGCTAATCAGGCTACGGATCTGAACGGTGTCCTGGGTTCGCTCGGTCGGGGCATCAGTAGCGCCGGGGGACTTTCTCCGGCGTTCAGGCTGCTGGGGGGTTCGCTGGGGGTTGCTGCTGCCGGTATCACAGCATTAATGGCTTCAGCACAGAAAGCGAGTGAGATCGATCAGTTAGCCCAGACAGCACGAATGACTTCGGACACGCTTCAACAGCTAAAAGCTGAATTCGCTGCTACCGGGATGGAAATGTCTAATTTCGCAGACATGAACAAAGATGCCCTGAAAAACTTCGGTGCGGCGGTTCGTGCTGGTGGTGGTATTGCTGACGAACTGAAGAAATACGGCTTAAAACTTGAAGACTTCACCGCGCATATTGCAGGTGCAAACGGTGGTATCAACGCAACGATTAGCCTGTTTTACAAGATGCGTGAAGCGGGTGCATCCATATCCGAAATTAGTGCTTCAATGGAAGCGTTAGCGGGCGGTTCGTCTGAAATGATTTCTCATTTGCAGAACTACCAGACTGAACAGGAAGCGATGAACGCAGTAGGTAAACAATCGGTAAGCGTTACTGAAGATTCAATTAAGGCTTTCAGGGAACTGGGAACGCGCCTTAGTGAATTCCAGGATGCATCATCTTCCGCTCTGGCTAACGGGCTGGCCCCCTTCGCCCAGAAGATGTCCGACTTATACGACTGGTGCAAAAAGGTTAAAGGCGAACTTGCTGAAGTAAGCAAAAAGATGGGTGATCCGGTGCTGGGTGCTTCTGGTATGAGTCGGGGCCAGCAACAGCAGGGCTTTGGACACATATCAAAAGAGCAATTAGCCGAACAGAAGTATCAGAAAGACGTTGCGGCAGCGCGGGAAAAGGCTGAAAAGAACTTTCAGCAAAACCAGAAAGACATTGCCGCACGTAAAGAAGCCGAAGCCGAAGCCAAACGAATTAACGATGAGATCGCCAGGGTTAACGCTGAAAAAGCGGCTGCGGAAAAGGAAAAAGCTGATAAGGCTGCAAAAGCGGCAGCGGACAAGGCAGCGCGTGAAGCGAAAGCGGCGGCTGATAAAGCCCAACGTGAGGAAGAACAGCGCCAGAAAGAGTATGAGCAATGGAAAAAATCATCGTTTGATGCATTAAACAAACTCACCATTGATTCGTATTCCTCGCAGGCCGCGACCATTTCCAGCGCACAATCTAAATTACAGGAATCCTTCAAATCACTGGATGATTTGTATGAACAGAACCTGATTTCCGAAGATGACTATCATCAGAGAAAGGCGGCATTACAGGATGCCTACGCTGAAAACTTTGGTTCTTTCGTGCTGGGTATGAACCTTGAAGATATTGAAAAGGTTCAGGAGGCGTCTGAACAGGCATACACCAGAGATCTCGAAAACCTTCAGAATTCATACGAGCAAAAACTTATCGCGGTCGAAGAATTTGAAAGCAGAAAGCAGGCAATTATCAGCGCCCATGCTGAACGCGAACGCGAAATAGATAAAGCGACAAACGCCGCTAAGGTTCAGCAGTACAGCGATTACATGATGGCGGCGGGTGGAATGCTTGATGCTTTCGGCGGGCAGTCAAAAAAAGCTGCTTTAGCTTCGTTTGCCCTTCAAAAAGGGGCAGCAATAGCCGAGGCGACTATGGCGGCGTACACAGCATATGCTGACGGCGTTTCTAAGGGCGGTTGGGCTGGGTTCCTGCTTGCTGGTTCCAAAATGGCGGCGGCACTCCAACAGGTAGCGAGTATCAAATCAACCAAACTTTCAGGGATGGCGCACGATGGTATTGATAACGTTCCCAGAGAAGGCACCTGGTTACTGGATCGGGGTGAACGTGTGGTGGATAAACGTACCAACGCCGATTTGAAGACGTTCCTTAATGATTCTGAAGGTAGCGGTCAACCAATAACGATCAACGCGCCCCTGAATATTTCGGGTAACGTGAACTCGTCTGACCGTATGGTGATGGAAGCCCTTAAAAAACACCCCCAGGAGATCAGGCGGCTGGTTGATGAGGCAACAAGGCGATCAATGTAAGTCCCTAAATACGGGTAAATACACAGGGGCTTATTATGTCAGTCGATATTTTCAATCATTCAAAACTTAAAATTGGGGCTTCGGTTAAATCCGTTGCCCCTTTCTTTCAGAATAAAAACGCTAACGGATCCGTTACCAGACGCTTTCCGGGCATTCAGTATTATCAGTTAGATATGGATGTTTCCTTTCAGGCTGAAGATCAATACCTTTTTGAGCAATGGCTGGCTGAATACCGTTACGGTAAGCCATTTACCTTCCCCCTCTCCCGCTCTGTAAACATGAAATACAGAGGGAAACAGACTACCGCTATCTCCACGACCACCGCACCAACAGCCGGGGGGCGTGTCGTGGGTATGTCTGCTGAACTCGAACCGGGAACAAAGTTTAACTTTCAGAATCACCCAAAGGTTTACGAGATAGTGAATTATGACCGGGCAACCGGAACAGCAACCATTTTTCCTAATCTACGCCAGCAGGTGCAGGCAGGCGAAATTATCAGGTATCAAAACCCGGCATTAACGCTGATGCTGACAACCGGAACGGTAGATATCCCGCTGACCCAGATTGTTCAACTCAAGTTAGAAACAACAGAGGCGATCTGAATGGACATTATTCAGTCATTTAACGCGCTGTGTAGCAATGCTGATTTTATCAGTGTGTATAACGAGCGCATGGGAACAAATCTGACCCGGCTCACCATGAAGCATGTATTTTCAACGGGCAGTCTTTATCATTGCGTCAGTATTAAATTTGGTGACGGATCCGGTGAATTGCGAATTTGCGATGGTTATCATGACATCATGTTTAATAACCAGTTGTATATTGCAAGCGGTGATTTTCTTGACGTTCAGAATAGTCCAGAGTCAAAAGAAATTAATAATAACGGGATGAGTGTCAAAATCTCTAATGTTCGCCCGGAATATGTTCAGTTGATCCGTAACAAGAAATTTGACCGGGCGATAGTCACCATTTCTATGGTATTCCTCTCACCGCAAACCGGGCAGGTTCAGACATCTTTCGGTGTGTTTCGGGGCCAGATAGATTCGTCAACCATCCGTATTGATTACGGGCATGATGAAGAAATCATATCAGAAACTGAAATAAAAATAAATAACTTCTGGGAGGTGCTGAATAAATCCGCAAGGTATCACGCTTCTGATGGTGTTCACCGTTCTTATGCAGGTAACAGCCATGATACCTTTTTCCAGAAGATCGGGAAATGGAATTCAGAAGCAGTCTGGATGACAAAAAAATAACTTTAATAAATACGGGTATAAACTTTTAAAGGGTATACCCATGTTTAAGAAACAAGCACAGTTAACAGATTATATTAACTCACTCATCGGCAAACCGCTTCAATACGGTATTGTTGATTGCAACATCGCAACGTTAAAAGTTGTTGATATCCTGTTTGATACCGATTACCACGATAAAATTTTCCAAAAATATACTGATGCGAAATCAGGGTATGCGCTCGCCAAAAAAGAAATCGGTTATACAAACGCGGTTGATTTCCTCAAAAAATATTACCAGGAAACCGATATCCCTTCAGATGGTGGATTAACCATTAAAAAGATCAAAGCCGGACGCCTGAACGAATATCACATTGGAATTGTTTATTCCGGTTTCGTTCTTGCGCTTAAGGATGGTGTATTTCAGATGGTTCCATTATTTGATACCGAATACGATCTATTATTGGGGGTGAAATAATGCCACCAGTAATAATTGCGGCTGCGGTTGCGGCTGCTTCCGCTGCTGCGGCTGCGTCAATGGCTGCGCTTGCTACTACTGCAATTGTGGCAATTGCTGTTGCTGCGGCGGCTGTGACTGCCCTGGTAACGTATCAGGCTATGAAGCAGACCGTTCCCAAATTTAATTCCCCCGATTCCGCTTCGACAATCGGGACAAGCACCGATCCGAAATCGGTAGTTCCTGTTGTGTATGGGAATTCCCGCGTAGGCGCAATTTGCGTTTACAAGGACGTAAAAGGAACCGGGAAAGTTAACGATGATATGTATCTGGTTTCCATTTATGCGGTTGCATTGGGCCAGATTGATTCCTTTAAAAACCTGTACTTGGACAACAAAAAAATCCTTGCTGATGGTGTTTACCGCGACGGTGTGGTCGCTTCTAATAACATTATTTCGCAATACCGTGACGTTGTTCAGGTTGAATTCAGTGTTGGTTCTCAGAACGGAAGACACTTAACCCTTGCTTCAAAATTTCTCGGTGCGGATAAATGGCCTTCAACTAATACAGGTAACGGCATCGCAACAATGTGTGTTGTCCTGAAGAAAACCCAGGATGCGCTAACTTCAGGTGTGGATATCCTTCAGCCTAATTCACAGGTTGCGGTTGATATGTCCGGGACGATTATTACTGATTTAACCGATGGGTCACGTTGGGCTTCAACTAACGGCGCTTCACAAGCTGTGGACTACCTGACCAATACTAATTATGGTTTAGGTGTTCCGCTTGAAAATATCGATCTGGATTCGTTTAAAGCTGTTGCTGTTCAGACGAATAATTTTTATTCGCATGGTTCAACCGACCCGAACAGTTCTTTTAAAAGTAACTTATCCGATCTCTGTTTAGGTTTCGGCGGGGTAATCTTTGAATCGTTCGGAAAACTGGTTTGTAAATTAGATGGCCCGGACGTTGTAAAATATTCATTCGATGAATCGAATATTCTGGCTACCAGCGTTGAATATACCGATGGTTCCACCACGGATTACTTCAATACTCTGAACGTTGCGTTTAACGATCCGAACGCTGATTATGCACAAAACATTTTGCGATACCCGTCTGATCCAAATAACGACCCGGTAATTGCAAAAGATGGTCGTATTATAGCAAAAGATGTTACATATCGGTTTGTTAAAGACACAGCTCAACTTGATAAATTATCCAGCATCGAACGCAATAAATGCAAGCTAACCCAAACGCTTTCTTTTGCTACCGCTGACGCTTATACACTTCAGGTATGGGACGTAATTAAATTCAGCAATGAAGAATTGCAGTTGAAAGATGCCCTGTTCCGTGTTACTTCAATTACCAGAACAATGGAATCCGGTATGGTTGGTTCAATTCAGGTAACAGCGGTTGAATATAATTCACAGATTTATACTGATATGGATTACGCGGTTAAACCGGATAATACAGGATCAAGTATTTCATCAAGCCTGAAAACGCCTTATAACTTCAAAGCTATGGCGACGGGTGAAACGGTCTACGGTAAAAATGTTCTGCTTACCTGGGATTGTGATCATGATTTTAACCGTTATCAGTTCTTTATCCAGTATAAAGAATCCGGTTCGAATTACTGGATTAGTATCGGTTCGACATCACAGTATAGTTTTACCATTACCGGGCTGAAGACAGGGACGAATTATGATTACCGTATTTGCGCTGCGGGCTTATTCTATCAGTCCGATTGGGTAACGCTGATTAACCAGAATCCTGACGTGACATACGCCCTGCCCGCGCCAGTCGTCAAACTGCGTAACGCAACCACCACTGGCGGATTAATTACTACAGACACCGATTTCTTTTTTGAATGGGACGATCAGTCAAAACTGGACGTTGATGTTAACGGGGTGAAGCGAAAATTTGTTGATGTGTTCGACCGCTACCAGATACGTGTCACAACTAATAACACCACGTATACCTATTTCACGCGTAATCTCTCCTGGGATTACACGTTCGCGATGAACCAGAGCAACATCCTTTCGCGTGAAATTAAGGTAGGCGTCAGCGCTATTGGCTTTGGCGGAATGAAGTCAACTGAAACGGTATTAACGGTTAAGAACGAACAGCATAAAGCGCTGAAGGGTTTTGTTGCCTCTGCGGGTTACGGCGCTATCTTCACTCAGTGGACTGATTCAACCGAACCAGACTATGCCGGGGTAATTATTCAGACGGCAACGGATACCAGCTTTACCCAGAATCTCAGGATCCACCAGGCCAGAAACGCCATTGAACTGGCAACAATTAATTTGCCGGACGGGGCTTATTATGTCCGGGGGGCCGGGTTCGATATGTTCGGCATTGACGGGGTGATTTACGGTGCGGCGCTGTATGTTGATCTTCAGTCGCGTGTTGAATGGACATCACAGGACAAGGAAGCACTCGAAGATTTCCTTAACCTTGATCCAAAATTTGAGGATATGGCAGAGAAGACCTTACAGCAGGCTAACGATGCTTTACAGGCGGAAATCGACATACTAAAAACCAGCATTACCAACGACTACCAACGGGACATTGCCGCCAGCGTGACCGACCTGAAAACCATTGTTCAGGACGGTGATGCCCTGGTTACATCAAAACTTGATCAGGTGAAGACCGACGCCGCAAACGGACTATCCAGCGCGGTTACTAATCTGACCAAAGCGATTAGTGATGGTGATAAAGCGCAGGGAACAGCCCTACAGACGGTTAAGACGGGCCTTGAAGGTAAGATTACCGCTGAAGTGCATACGCTCAACCAGACGATTACCACGAAGGATACCGCGCAGAGCACAGCCCTACAACAGGTTAAATCAAACGTTGAAGGCCAGATCGCCACAGTAACGCAACAATCCAAAACGCTGGTTGATAACCTGACCAATAATGTTAACGCGAACTACACGCTGAAGCTTGATGCAAACGGTGTTGTAACGGGTATGCAACTGATCGCGGATTCTGCATCAGGTAAAAGCGCTGTTTATTTCAACGCGAAAGAATTCATGGTGATTTCCGATGCGACAAACACAACAGCGCCTGTAATCCCCTTTGCGGTTCAGAATAACAAAGTTTTTATCAACTCGGCGGTCATTGCGGACGGTTCTATCGGTAACGCGAAAATTGGCAACGCGGCGATTGATACCGCGAAAATTGTTGATGGCTCCATTACCGCCGCGAAAATCGGTAACGCCCAGATTGGCAGTGCCCAGATCGCTAACCAGATTAACTCCAACACCTGGGACGGCACAGGTAATACAGGCTGGGGCATTTTCAAAGATGGTCGTGCTTACTTCAATAATATCTTTGCTCGCGGGCATATTGAAGCAGCTTCAGGTAGCTTTACGGGGAACGTCAACGCCAACAGTGGCTACTTTGCTGGTGAGTTACGCGCAGGTTCAGGTTATATGAACAACATCGAAATCGGGGCGAACTGTAGAATCCACGGAACGTTAACAGCGAACCAGATTGAAGGTGACGTTACTAAAGGCTACTCGTTAACCAACGGTGTGGTTAATACGATCCCTCCAATGCCGTTTAACCGGATGGTGTCGATCCCGGCGATAATCACAACCGCAACAGGCCGAACCACTGGTGAGTATGATTTCGCAGCATCATCAGCCTTGACGTTGTATGTAAACGGCGTTGCGGTAGCAACAGCGGTTGCGCATTCGTCCAGTTCTCAGACTGTAACGGGGGTTGCTCAGTACAGTTTTGAGTTACCGGCGGGTCAGTCTGCAACACTTCGTGTAAGTGGAAGCAGTACAGGCGCAAATGGTGCTTCAAACGCTTTTACCGGTTCAGTTACGGCGTTAGTGTTTAAAAACTGATAAATAAAGCCCCTTAAATAAAGATGCAATTTAACTTTTAAGGGGCATTAATTATGCTTGAATTTGACATTTACGCAGCTACCGGGGCCGGGGCTGCGGTTATCGGCGCACTGTGGAAACTTTTTCACAGTATTTCTCATACCCGAACAAAACACGAGCAACGTTTATCTTTAATTGAATCGACGAATTCACTTCAGAAATTCAAGATTGATACTCTTGAAAAGAAACAGGGAACAACGGAGAACCGGATTGAAAAAATTGATGAAACCATTAATGGTATCCGTCGTGATATTACGGAGATCCTTACCATCCTGAAAGGACGTGCAAATGAGAAAAATAAAAACATGGATAATTAGATCCAAAAAGATTGTCATAATTCTGATGTTTATCGTTATTTTTTATAACATCATCGCTTCAGTTTTTAATTTACCTGTTGTCCCGGTTGATTCTGTGTTTGGTTCTGTTATGTCAATGCTAACAGTCTTTGGGGGGTTGTAATGGCTTCTTCCACATCACGTATCCGGGCAAGGAACGACGCTGAACTAAGACGAACGCTACAACGTATGGAAAAGTGGCGGATCCAGACAGGTGATTCTTACGAAAGAAAAATGTTTAAGGTTGCCGGAATGCTATCTGAATATGTCCAGAAGGAAGTAAACAGAGCGATAGATTCGCCAGTTCCGTTTACAGCGAAATCGGGCATTTTCTACAAGGCAACCCGAAAAGGAAGATTTAACCGGCTGTATCAGATCGGCATAATGGATATTCAGAATATCTATCTTTCCGCACTAATCGATAAGCAGAAGCCTACAACCTCGCTGGTTCCGGTTGCGAAGAAATTCACCGACAAATACGGAAACATTAAAGGATTAAGAAAGAATCTTGGTAATGGTTCGTATGTTCGGGTTAACCATTCTGACAGTTCCATTTTGATAAATAAGGCTGCGAAGAAAAGAGAAGATCGTTTAATCGCAATAAAAAGAACTTCCGTAAGGAAGAAGCCAATTAAATGGCCCGAACTCGAACAGAAAGTAATCAAAATGTTTAACGACAGGATAGACCGATGAACCCAACAGACTTCCCGTATTATGACCACACTGATTTACCCGCTGTATATCTGAACGGTATTAATCCCGAATCCTTAACATATGCCTTCGATAAGAAATTTATCAAACAGAAAAGATTTAAAGATATGTTGGTTAACGAAAACCAGTGTTTTATTGCCAGCACCCAGATGAAGAAACCCGTATTTCGTTTTCAGTTAGGCCGTGAAATAGATATCGTTAATCCTTACGACTACAACACACGTGCAGTTTGCTGTGGGTATCTCGAATATTATTTTCGTGGGTTTAACATGATTGGGTATCTGTTCCAGTATATCTGAAGATAAATACCTGTAAGAAATATTAGCTCTTACAGGTGTTAAAAATGAACAAATATAAATTCTCTACTCGTAGTAAAAATAATATGGTCGGTATTCACCCTGATTTACGTCAGGTTGCCGATCTTGCGCTTGCCCTTACCGACCGTGATTTTATCGTTACCGAAGGTTTACGCACTCCTGAACGCCAGAAGCAAATGGTTCAGGAAGGTAAATCGAAAACAATGAATTCCGCCCACCTCACAGGCCACGCAATCGACATTGTTCCGTATCCGATATCATGGAACCCTGAAGATTTTAAACCTGTCATAGCGGCTTTCAGACGCGCTGCTGACCACCTGGGGATCCTGATTGAATTTGGTGCTGATTGGGTATCGTTCAAAGACTGGCCCCACATCCAGCTACACCGAAAAGAATACAGTTTCTAA